AGACTCATGACCACCCAAGAAATCAAAGGTAACCTTGCAAGACTGCTTGCTACAGAGAACCTAATTGTAGAGCACCGCAAGACACCAACAGCAATGTTTGACGTAGACCGTCGTGTATTGACATTGCCAATGTGGGACAAAGCATCTAGCACAGTATATGACATGCTAGTAGGTCATGAGGTAGGACATGCATTGTTCACACCTAACGAAGACTGGAGAGATACTGCAGATTGTCCTAAGGATTTTGTAAACGTTATTGAAGATGCACGTATTGAGAAACTTATGAAGCGTAAGTTTCCAGGTCTTAACAAGTCTTTTGCTGGTGGCTACAAAGAACTTCATGACATGGATTTCTTCAGTGTTCAAGGTGAAGACCTTAGCACTTTCAGTTTGATTGACCGTATCAATCTTCACTTCAAGATTGGTGCTAGTGCATTGATTCCTTTCTCTATTGAAGAGAAACTATTTGTTGCTCGTACTGACATTGCTGAGACTTTTGAAGAAGTCTTGCAGATCGCTCAGGATGTATATGCATTCAGTGCTCAAGAGAAAGTTGCAGAACAAGAAGTCTCACTTGCTCCTGAGCAATCTGATTCTGAAAACGAAAGTTCCGATGGCGAACAATCTGATCAGCAAGAAGGTCAATCTGATGAAGATCAACCCAACGCAGAATCTGCAGCAGGTGGATCATCTTCTAATGCTAATCACAAAGCAGACAATCCTGTAGATCAAGAAGAAGATGATTTCATTGATGACTGGGATGACGAAGAAGAAGATGGTGCAGGTTCTGAAGGTGGTACTACATCTCAGACTCAGCGTTCTTTTGACGATGCATCAGAAAAACTTTCTTCTCGTGACTCAAAAAATCTAACCTATGTTGAGATTCCTGAGAAAGTTGACCTAGATAAACATATTGTTGATTGGAAGAAACTCCACGACTGGATTGATAGTCAAGCAGTTGAGTCTCAAGTTTACGAGGTAGTTGACAGTACATACAACACTTTCCGTAAGCAATCTCAGAAGGAGGTAAACTATCTTGTTAAAGAATTTGAATGCCGTAAGTCTGCTGACGCTTATGCTCGTGCTGGTCAATCTAAAACTGGTGTGCTTGATACTACAAAGCTACATACTTATCTTTATAACGAGGACATCTTCAAAAAAATAACTGTTCTTCCTGATGGTAAGAATCATGGTCTTCTGTTCCTTCTTGACTGGTCTGGTTCTATGCAGAATGAGATTCTTTCTACTGTCAAGCAACTTATCAACTTGACTTCATTCTGCAAGAAAGTTCAGATTCCATTTGAGGTCTATGGATTTACTAATGACTGGATTGTTGCTGAACGTGCTCTTAAAAAACAAGAGATGGATGATTTTGATTACTATGGTTACAAAAAAGATAAGTCTGTAAAGAATGAAGTTTACATCAACGATGATTGGTTCCACTTGGTAAACTTTATCTCATCTCGTTCTAATGGAAAAGACTATGAGCGTATGTGCAGGAACTTGTTCCGTGAAGCATTTTACTACAGAAACTACTGTGGTTATCAGTACACACTAGGTCTTCAACTTTCTGGAACTCCTTTGAATGAAGCAATCGTTATGATGAATTACATCATTCCTAATTTCCAGAAACAGAATGATCTCCAGAAAGTAAATGTTTGCATCTTGTCTGATGGTGAAGCATGTACAACTGGATATGGTAAAGAGATCTATGACGACTACACAGATGAATATAAGGTTCATGTTCGTCGTCTTGATTGGTCAGCAGTTCTTCGTGACCGTAAAACTGGTCGCACTTATGAAGCGTTTGAGTATGACAACATTACCAACATCTTCATTCAACAGTTGCGTGACCGTAATCCTGCTGTAAATGTTATCGGTTTCCGTATTCTTGATGGTTCTTCACTTTCCAGTTTTGTTGGACGCTATGCATCTTACGAAGGTTATAGTGAAGTTCAAAAACAGTGGAAGAAAGAGAAGTCTGCTATCATCAAAAATCCAAAAGCCTTCAGTGCATTGTATGCTATCAATGGCAAATCATTGAACAAAGAAACTGAGTTCAATGTTGAGTCTGGTGCTAAAAAAGGTGAGATCTCCAAAGCATTCAAAAAGATGCTTGGTAACAAGTCCACCAACAAAAAACTACTCAGTTCTTTCATAGGGTATGTCAGTTGACAAAGTGGCACACAAGGGGTCGTCACTGACCCCACCACACCCTATAATATATTCATACACAACAAACCAAATCCTTTTTAATCCGATGCCTTTTGAACCTGTTCCTGTCACTACTGAAGATCTCGTTACATACCTTACTGATAAAGTAGGTGCCGAGGTCAATACTAAAGCTTTGTTCCAAGCATCTGAGCATTTCAATTGTTCTCTTGCTACTGTCAAGAAGAGACTCAAGTCTTACAAGCAAGGCATTGGTAAGTGGAATCTTACTGTTCAAGAAAAACTTGAGCAAACCTTCAATGCTCCTGCTGCATTGCCAGCAGTTGTACAAAACTTGATTCCTGCTAAGGATGATAGCTACGTTCCTTTTGGTAATTTTTCTGATGTAAAAAAAGTTATCCAGTCCAAATTGTTCTATCCAGTTTTCATCACTGGTATGTCAGGTAATGGTAAAACATTCTCTGTTGAGCAAGCATGTGCCTCTCTAAATAGGGAGTTGATTCGCGTTAACATCACAATTGAAACCGACGAAGATGATCTTATTGGTGGGTTCCGTCTTGTTAATGGTAATACTGTTTGGCACAACGGACCTGTCATTGAAGCTCTTGAGAGGGGAGCTGTGCTGCTTCTAGATGAAGTTGACCTTGCCTCTAACAAGATCTTGTGTCTTCAATCTGTTCTTGAAGGTAAAGGTATCTTCCTCAAGAAGATTGGTAAGTACATCAAACCTGCTGCTGGTTTCAATGTCATCGCTACTGCCAACACTAAAGGTAAAGGTTCTGATGACGGTAGGTTCATTGGTACTAACGTGCTCAACGAAGCATTCCTTGAGCGTTTTGCTCTGACTTTTGAGCAAGAGTATCCTACTCCTGCTACTGAAACTAAGATTCTTCTTCGTGTTGCTGCATCTGTTGGTAAGCATGATGAAGAGTTCTGCACTAATCTTGCTAACTGGGCAGACATCATCCGTAGGACTTTCAAGGATGGTGGTATTGATGAGGTCATCTCTACACGTAGACTTGTACACATCGTTCGTGCATTTGCTATCTGGAACGATCGCATGAAAGCCATCAAGGTTTGTGTCAATCGTTTTGACGAAGAGACCAAGCAATCTTTCATTGAATTGTATGATAAGATTGATGCTGACGTTAACACAGAGGAGACTGATGAAGAAAACTCCTGAGTTTCACGGATACATTGGACAAGTCGCAGCACTTAAAGACTGCGACTACCGCTCAGGAAAGATTCTGGGCGGTCATGGCTATAGACTTTTCATGCAAGCGATTGACGGAAAAGTTTTTCAATGCTATCATAATAATATTGACTTCATTTGGGACAAATGACTTTGAAATACAATGAAGATACTCTTCTAGAAGAGTTACGTGACTACATTATTGGAACCTATGGACAACATTACTCTGCTGGTAACGACAGCATTCAAACGTTAGATCTAATTGAAGCATGTGGAGACGCTGAGGCATTCTGCCGTAGCAACATCCTTAAATATGCTTCACGCTATGACAAGAAAGGAACTGCACGTAGAGACATTATCAAGATCCTACACTATGGTCTTCTCCTTCTTCACTTCTCTGACAAAACAAACGTTACCGAAACCTACAATCAATGAGCAAAGTTACACTATCCAAAAAAACACTTGATGTTCTTAAAAACTTCAGCACCATCAACTCTTCAATCGTCTTCCGTAAAGGAAGCACAGTGCGAACAATTTCTAATGCAGAAAACATTCTAGCAAAGTTTACTGGCGAAGAAGTATTTCCTTCTGACTTTGCGATCTATGATCTCAGTCAGTTTCTTAGTGGTATCTCCTTGTTCAATGATCCACAACTAGAGTTCACAACTTCTGACTTTGTGAATATCAAAGGTGGTCGTCAGTCTGCTAAGTATTATTTTTCAGATCCTGAGATCACTCTTAAGTCTGCACCAGAAAGGAATGTTAACTTTCCTGGTTCTGATATTCAATTTAATCTTACTGGTGATGACTTGATTGCTTTGCAGAAAGCATCTGCTATCTATAGTTTGCCTGATCTTACCTTCTATTCTGAAGAAGGATCTGATACCATCAAACTTATTCTTAGGGATAAAGAAAATGATACCAGCAATACTTACGATATCACCTTGCAAGGTACTAGCACTGGCACCTTTAGTCTTGATCTCAAGATTGAAAACATTCGTTTGTTGCCAGGTGACTATACTGTTAAGGTATCCAAACACTTAATTTCTGAGTGGACAAACACTGACGTTGACCTTACCTATTACATCGCACTGGAACCCTGATGAAACACATCCTTTTCACTTTGAAAGGTTGTACAAAAGATCTTCTTAACGATGAAGCATACGTTAGAGACATAGTATACACTGCTTCCATAAAGTCCAACTCTAAACTGTTGGCACTTCATTCACATCAATTTGATCCGCAAGGTGTAACGTGTATTGCTATGCTTGCTGATTCGCATATCAGCATTCACACATGGCCAGAGAAAGGTATGGCAGTGTGTGACATTTTTACATGCGGTGAGCATTGCCATCCCAAAAAGGGTGTAGAGTATATGCAGATGATGTTCAGTGCGGATGACATCATAATTAAATCATTTAAAAGACCACTTGAATGAATATTTTTGTTACAGATCCATCACCAACTACCTCTGCTAGACATCTACCTGACAAGCACATTGTCAAGATGCCTCTAGAAACTTGTCAGATGCTTTCTATTGTTTGCTCAGACAAGTGGGGTCATGGTTATGGTGATTTGCATCGTCTTGATGGTCAACCATACAAGACAGAGAAAGGTGCATTCCGTAATCATCCATGCACTGTCTGGGCAAATGATTGTCTAGAGAATACATGGTGGTTACTTGCTCATGGTCTTGCCTTAGCCAACGAATATCAATGGCGATATGGTAAGATTCATAGTTGTGAAAAGACACTAGTAGAAGCGACTAATATTATTCCTCCTGCTACGTATCCATACAGACCTAAGTCGTTTACATTTGCAGGTCCCGATGAGTTTAAATATGACACAAGCATTGACACTTTTACTGCTTACAAACGTTATATCGCATCCAAACCTTGGGTTGCATCTAATTATCTTCGTGACCCATCCCGCAAACCTGATTGGATTTGATTATGAGTAAAGAATTTTTGTGGGTTGAGAAATACCGTCCAAACAAAGTCAAAGATTGTATTCTTCCTGAGAGCACTCGTAAAGTGTTTCAGGGTTTTGTTGATCAAGGAGAACTACCTAATCTTCTCCTAACAGGAACTGCTGGTGTTGGCAAGACTACTATTGCCAAAGCCATGTGTGAGGAGATTGGTGCTTCTTACATTGTTATCAATGGATCTGATGAAGGACGCTTCCTTGATACCGTACGTAATCGCGTACGTCAGTTTGCTACCACTGTCTCTTTGACCTCTGGTGCTGCTCACAAGGTCGTCATCATTGATGAGGCAGATAACACTACTAACGATGTGCAACTGTCCTTGAGGACTGCTGTGGAGGAGTT